CAGGACGGGCCAGCTCTCCTGGTTCAGGAGGGTCCGGAAGACGGCCTTGCGCAGGAGCTCGGCCCGACGCGTCGCACCGAAGGCCATCGTGAAGTGGCCGGCACCCCAGAATGTACCGTTCTCGTAGCACCGCCGATAAACCAGCGGACAGTACGACTCGGTCTGGGAAAGGTCGCGGTCCTCGAGCGGCACGTCGCCGCACGTCACCAGCATACGGTCGACCGTGTTCAGGGGCCCATAGGTCCAGGTCTCGGCAACCTCGAACACCCGGACCTTGTTGTCGAACGGGGCCCCGGACCCCATCGAGTAGACCTGCCCGAAGTTGGCCAGGCTCGTCCCAGACAAGTCCAGGAAGTCCATGGGATCGCCGGCCTCGAGGTCGTGCATCGCGTGGCTCTTGTCATCCTCCAGACGCTTAACGACCCGATTACCGTAGACCTCGACCAGCGACTCGCGGGTGATGAGGCGGCGGCGCGTCACGCCCAGCGGATTGGTCTGACCGATCCGCAAGAACGGGAGCGGCAACACCTCGAAGGGGTGAACGACCTCGAGCTCGTTGTACATGCCCAGGCTCGGGTGGTCCTCGACCGACACGGCCAGGCACCCAAACCCCAGGTAGGCGAAGTTGTAGTCCAGCTCCGTGTTGACCTGCTCGAGGCTCTGGGGCCGATACGTCGAGCCCAGGATGGCGTTGGCCGCGCCCTGCTGACGGATCGAGTCCAGCGTCTTGATCGAGGCGGTGGCCACGGGCGTGGTGTCCATGGAGCCCAGGAAGCCCATGATCTGCTGGACCTGGTAGAGGAGCTGGCCCTCACCCAGGGGGTGCATGTGCTTGTCGTCCTCGGTCTCCGTAAAACGCGCGACGATGTGGCCCGTGTGCGGGTTGATCTGGTCGAACACCCGGTAGCCGGCCGCGTAGTAGGTGGCCATCATCGTGTTGAGACGCCACATCGTCAGGTAGGGGTCCAGACGATTGCAGTTGCGCCGCACGACCATGGCCGCGTTGCGGGGGTCCTTCGGGAGTTCGAACTTCTTACGAAACGCCATTGGAGGCCCCCATTCCGACGCCGGAGCTGGTCACCTTGAAGGTCGGAACGCGGACCACCGCCTCATCATCCATGTCGCCGCCGTCGTCGCCCTCCGGAATTTCCGGCTCCGGAATCTCGTCAGAATCGGAAAACCCCATGAGGTCGCCATACGTAGGACCGTCGCCATAGAAACAGGCGGCCATCTGGTGGAAGAGGTGGACCGGGATACTCACGTTAGGCGACTGTTTGGGTTGATTCTGATCGTCCACGCAAGTTCTCCTCACGCTCAGCGAGCCGGCCCGTCAACATTTCGAAGGGGACGAACTCGGCGATCCGACGTCCCTCCCAAAAGTTCTCACCTTGGGTCCACGCATCAAGGATAGCGTCCCAGTCGTTTCCGGAGGCCTGCATGTCGGCCTCAGCCAGGAACGACTTCGGGGTCTTGATGGCCGCCGCCAACGTGTCGATGCAGTCGTCGTTCGAGAGGCCGCCGTCCTGAGCCTGTGGGTTAAAGCCCTCAATCTGCCGCCTGAGCATCGGATACGCCAGACCGTTCGGGTCGTGCATCCGTTCGACGGGCAGCTTGACCAGGCCCTCGTCGAACCACAGCCCCAGGCTCTGGATCCGGGAGGCCTTGGGCTCGTTGTGGACCGACAGCCGCTTGACGCGGGGCGTGTGGGCCAACCGCATCGACCGGGTGACGCCCTCGGCGACCGCGTTCTCGAGACTCTGACAGAACTCGCGCTGGCTGACCACGTACTCCGGGAAGATGGTGTGGCAGCGCCAGCGACTGCCGGCCTCCAGGATCTCCCGGATGAAGGTGGGGTTGCGGACGCGCATGGCGGCCATGTCCAGGCTCAGGATGTCGCCCTGATGCGTCCGGACCAGCACGTGCCACACCTTGTAGTCGGACGTGGGCCCGTGCCCGTAGCTAGTGTCGACGGTCATGAAACAGGCCCCGGACCGCACGATGTCAGCCAGCGGACGCTCGACCACCGTGTCGTCCTGCTTCCGCTTCCAGATCAGGACGGCATCGCTCTTGAGGGGATCCTCGTGCTCACCCGGCCACCGGCCCCGGACCCGATACGTCCCGAACTCCGGGTCGACCTTGAAGAAGCCGGAGGCAGCGCGTCCGGGCTGCAGCATGTACTCGGACCACCAGGCAGGCTCGCCCACGTCCTTGCGGATCTGGGCCAGGGTCTGCGCTTCGGGGTGCAGGCCGAGCGCCACCTTCTCCTCGTCGTCGGTCGGGTACATGGACGGCCAGATCGACCGGCCCGCCGTCGTGACGATCGGGTGCGACGTACGCTTCCACTCCTGGGACGGGTGGTCGGCCATCTGAGGATCGGTCTGCAGGCCCAGGATGTCGGCCGCGATCCGGGTCGCCAGGTGCTGATTCGAGATGGGCGTGGCCATCATGTGGAAGCGAGCGCCCGGCAACTGCAGCATGGGCTTGACGACCTTGTTGATCCGGACGTCCAGCTCCTCCCGCACCTTCTCCATGTCCGTGCTGGTCTTGGCGTCGGCCTCCACGTCGTCCAACACATACTCGAGCGGGCGGAAACCGCGCTGCTTCGAGTCGATCGACGTGAACATCCCGACGTACCCGTTCACCAGCTTCACACGATGCGAGTTGTAGGAGCCCTGCCCCTTCCGAGGCGCCAACGCCCCAAAGTCATCCAGGAGCCTGGTATTGAGGCTGATTTGGCTGCGGAGGGATTCGCCGACGTTCTCGGCGACCGCATGGCTACTCGTGGTGTAGACGAGCTTGTGGCCCAGCTTCGTGTACATCTTGAGCAGGATCTCGATCTTCTTGCGCGTGGTCTTGGCCAAACCACGGGGCAGAATCTGGAGCAGCGACTTGTTCGTGAAGGCCTCATAGCTGATCTGAAAGTGGATGTCCGCCGGATCAGAGATGGCGTCGTAGAACAGCGGGTCGAAGTTCTCGGATGGCCTCAGATACCACTGGTCGAAGAAGTTGAGGCAGTCCACGAAGACGAGGCCCTGCCTGTGCAGCGCCATCTTGTAGTCGGTCTGGGGACCCCACGGCAACAGATACTGCATGCACGCATTGGTGCGCGCCATGCGTTTGCCGCCCTCGCTCAGCTCGTGGTAGTCCGGCGGCAACGGCCACAGCGCGTTACCGCGCGTGCGGTGAACCATCCGGACCGGGGCCTCCAAACTCTTCATGTTAGACCTTCAGTTGATCGGCCATCCAACGGGTCGCGGCCACGCGCAACGCACGCACCGCCATAAACGATCCACCCAGCTCAGCGTTCGGGAAGTCCCGATCCAGGGCTTCCTCGACCTTCTGAACCAGACGGCCGTCGGCATCAATCACGTAGGGGCGCAGCTCTTGCCACAGCTCCTGGGGGCTGTCCCAGCGCTTCGTGACCTGCCACCTCGGGTTGATCTCGATGAGCAGGTGCTTGAGGGCCTGACTGACGAACTGGCCGTCAGCGGTCAGGAGCGTCGAAAGCGCCATCGTCGCTCCCACCGAACTGGCTGGGCGGGTTGACGCGGGCCGCTGCTGAACGGCCTTGAGCGTAGCGGCTCGTGAACTCGACGGACTCGGTGACACGGGTTCCTTGCTCGTTGACATACTCTTCCTTTCGGGTCATGACGACCTTCGGCCTATTGATCTCGATACAGTCATGGATGAACTTCATCAGGTCGCGCATCGCGCTCATACGCTCGACCGGCTTGGCCGCGCCCCGCGCAATCGCAATCAGCTCGCTCACGTGCTCCTCGGGCGTCCAGCCGGCCGCCGACACCGCCGCCTCGATCGCATCCAGACTGAACAGCCCGTTCAGGTTAGGAAGGGAGAGGCTCTGCTCCGGGCTCAGACCCAGGTTCGCCAGCGCGTTGTCCGAGTCCGAAGTTGGTTCGATCTGCGACATCCAGCACCTCACGAATCAGGCGAGCCGTCTCAATCGCTCGCTCCGGCTTCAGCCCGTTCTGGCTGAACGCCTCATCGAGCATCAGACACAGGAGCGCAGCTTCGGTCGCGCCGCCATACGTGTCGTCCCAGTACCGCTCCCCGTCCACCGCCACGCGCGTATGAACCTTGGCCGTCGGCGCGTCGGCCCGCACCACGACCTGCTGGTTCCGGCCGAGCACCTCCATCAACCGAAGGCAAAGGCCCTCCCAATGATAGAGCTGAACCCCGTCCGGAGTCAGCACAGAACCCAACCCAAGCGCATTCACCAACGCGCCGGCGCTCTCCGGATCACCCATCCCAATCGCTTGCAGCCGCAGGGCGAGCGTCTCCTTGCTCACAAACGTCAGGCCCGGCCCGACCCTCGGCCAGTTCAGGGGCTGCATCAGAGGCCCGCCTCAAACGCCGCCCGACCCCGCTCTCGCGCCTTCTCGGCCCGCTCGTCCTCGTCGGCCCTCACCACGCCGGCCGTCATCCGATCCTTCGCGTCCTGGGGGATCGGCACACCGGACCCGGACCGCTTCGAACGCTCCCGATGCGCCTGGCCCCGGACCCGATCCGCCTCAGCCCGCGCGGCCAGTCGGGCCCGCTTCTCGGACTGCATGCGGGCCATCTCCTCGCGGTGCGCCGCCTTCTCCTTGCGCAGCTCCATCTGAAGGCGCTCGCGGGTCAGGCTCTTCCGGAGCTCCTTCAGGTCGTCGTCCTCGTCCTCCCCGAACATCTTGCTCAGGAGCATCTGCACCAGACCCCCATCGGAACCGGCCCCGGACCCACCACTTTTTTCGGGTGCGGGCGAACTCGCGGCCGGCTTGGTCGTAGTGCTCTTCGTTGCCCCACCAACCCCACTATCCTTGCTACCCTTGCTACCGGCGGCCCCGGACCCATCCACGGTCGGGTTGGCCATGGCGCTGGTCAGCATCTGGGCCTGCTGGTTCTGGAGAGACTGCTGGAGCATAAAGGGCAGCAGGCCCACGGTGGCGGCCAATCCATTGGACCGCTGGGCGGCCCAACTCATCGTGTCGGCCATAGGCCTCATCACTTCGTTCATCTTGACCTCCTGGGGCTCACCCCATGATAGACGGGAACACCATGACCATCCGAGACGAAATTTCCAAGATCGCCCCGATCCTCCTGACCAACTCGACGATCGACGAGATCGCGGCCACCTTCCTGGGCCTTCCACCCATCCTTAACCGCTGCGTCACCATCAACATCCAGACCTACCTGTTCGAGGACGGCCGCTGGATCGCCGCCCACCCCCAGCACCTCGAGGACCTCGTCCGCCTCCTCATGTGCAAGTGCTCCTTCCCGATCGGGGCCCGAGGCGCGACCGCCCAGATCGACACCCCCACCTGGCGCGTCCGATCGGTCGTCTCCGCGATCCAGGCCCACACCCGCGCGCCGGCCGGCACCAACCTGCCCGTCTGGGTCGGCCCCGGACGCCCGCCCTTCAACCCCTCCTACGCCATCACGGCCCAGGACGGCGTCTACGACCTGTCCACCGCCACCTGGCACCCCTCCTCGCCCCACTGGCTCGACCCGGTCACCCTGCCCGCGACCCGCTCCGAAATCGAGGGGGCCCCGGACCCAACCACCTTCCGGGCCTGCCTCACGGCCTGGTCGGACGGCGACCCCGAATGGCCCGAGCTCCTGCTGCGGGTCTCTTCCTACCTGATGATGCCCTACCGGGACCTCCAGCGCGCCTTCCTGATGGTCGGCAAACGCCGTGCGGGCAAGGGCGTCTGGTCCCGCTTCATCCGCCGGACGGTCGACCCCTCCAACATCTACTCCACCGACATGGAGAAGTTCGCCTACACCCACGGCCTCGAGGGCGCAGACACGGCCCGCATCATCCTGGTCAACGAAGTGGGCGAAACCGAAGTCTCCGTACCGGCCCAGATGCGCCGCAAGCTCAACGAGATCATCGGCCGCGACGAGACCCGCCTCAACCCCAAGGGCACCCGCACCTACGGAGCGGTCCTGCCCGGCGCGGTCCTGATGGTCGGCAACGACCTCCCGGACATCGAGGACCCCTCCGACTCCTTCTGGTCCAAGGTCATCATCGTCCCCTACCAGGTCTCCTTCCTGGACCGCGAGGACTACACCCTCGAGGACCGCCTCTGGGCCGAGCGCGCCGCCATCTACCGCCTCATCCTCGAGGCCGGCACCCGCCTCCTGACCGACAAGCGCTTCCCGAAGGTCCGAGCCTCCGAAGCCCCCCGCGCGGCCCTCAAACGCTACAACAGCCCCATCGACGCCTTCATCGACGACCGCTGCAAACTCAACACCCGCATCTCCTGTACCAAGGACGAACTCTTCGGGGCCTTCCAGTCCTGGTGCTCCTTCTACGACATCCCGGAGATGCCCCGCAACACCTTCTTCCGAAAGCTCCACTCCTCCACGCACCCCATCCGCATCGTCAAAAAGGGGCCCAAGGGCTCCCAGACCATCCACGTCGTAGGCATCGGCCTCGACCCCCACCGCGACCAATCCTCCGACTAACCCCTCGGAGCCCCCATGTTCAGACGACCCCGCGTCAAACCCGACCAGTCCCTCCCGTCCTGGTTCCCGGACTACTACCGGGACCGCCACAAGTATCCCCGCCAAGGAGCCCCCATGTCACAGCCGACCCGCGCCGAACGCCTCGCCACCGCCAAGTCCGCCGACATCTACCTCCGTCCCCGAGGCACTCGAACGCTCACCCCCGCCACCATGGTCAGCCACAACCCACTTTACCGCCTACGCTTCACCCGAGACATGGAACGCCACTTCCGAGACCCAACCTACCGAACCGACATCGTCTGGGGCGACCTCATCCTGACCACCGAGGAGGCCCGGGCCATCTTCGAGCGCGACGGCCTCATCCCCGCCCGCGACCCGGCCCCGGACCCCCAGCCGTCTGGCCAGATCCTCGTGGACGACCTCGAGGAAGCTCCGGCACCCCGAAGCACCAAGTACAGCCCGGAGATGCTGGATAGCATCATCGAGGCCATCCGAGCGTCCGGCAGCAAAATCACCATGTACAGCAGCCCGCCCGATACCTCCCTCGACTCCGGCCCCGGACCCACCACCGAAGCCTACCCGGGTCTGGCCGACTTTGGGTTCCAGCCAGAGTACCGCCAAACCGCAATCCGTCAACCTTGCAAGGCTGCCGGCACCCGCCGTACGAACGACGAGGCCTTTCTTCGGTCCGAACCGAGCCAAGCCCTCGCCGACGGCGTCATCCCGCCCAAACCCAAAACCGCCCCGGACGGCGATTGGTTTCCGCTCCAGGGCCGCCTCACCCTCGAACAGGTCGAGCAGCTCCGAGACCTGTCCAGCCAAGACGACCTGACCTCCGACAACCTGATCGACATGGTCCGGAAGCTGGAGGAGTGGGGCGTCACGGTCGTGTAAGGGAAATATACGTATAGTGGGCCGAAGAACCCCCGTCCTGGGGGTTTTTTCGTGGTCCGAGGCCGGTATCTGGGTTCCCGGAAAAATGTCTCTTCCCTTACCCATATTAGAGAATTGCCAAATAGAAAAGGAGAGTAACCCAGATATGGTAGATACCATTGATATTTCGGCCCTGGGACGCTCAGATCGGCGTTTCCCAGAAACAGCGGTATCCACGGATCCCCACTACCGAGAGGGCCCCGGACCCAGTCGAGGCCCCGGACCCCCGGCGAAGGGCCCAACGAGTTGGTCGGCCTATCCCCGGAAGTGGGGTGTCCGGTATCTGGGATATCTGGGTTGGGGTGGGGATGGGTTGAAGCGCCTAGGACCCGCCTAAAGGCTTAACGGAGGGTGCGGCGCGTGGTCCGGGGCCGAAGCTGGGGTAGGGCGCTGTTGGGGTAGGTGGGGTGTAGGGCCTAGAAGCCTCAGAGCGGTGGGTTGACCTGTACGAATTGGGGGCTCACCCCCATTCCTAGCGCGCCGCCGCTGGGGGCCGGGGCCATCCCCCCACACCGCCCCATCCTAAGCCCGCCTGCCGTTAGTACCCACTAGCCTAACTTAGGTTAGTCCTAACATAACATAACACCACATAACAGTGGGTGGTCCACCCCAAGCCCGCGAAGTCAACCCCCGGTCCGGGCAAATCGGTGCGATTCTGTCCGTATAGTATGCTTGGCCCGGGCCTAGGTAGGGTGAAGACCGGAAAGTGTCGAA